TAATGATATAATTGAGAACCATTCTGATTATGTTTATGATATTTCTGCTGATGGCACATTTATTTGTGGGGTTGGACCAATTATAGCACATAACACTGATGGGTTTAACTTTGCTAGACCAGATTCAGTGAATGATTATACTTATCTTGCAAAAGGTGACCATTGGAAAACGGAAGGTAAGGGTGGTCAAACTCTTGTTGGTGTTGATGCAGTATTAGGTGAGTTTAATGAAACATATATGGAGGGTCGTATGGGGTTAGATTTGGATGATGTTTGTTCATCTACAATTAACTTCGCTAGAAAGAATTATGCTAATGCGATAGATGATAAGGTTAAATTAGTTGGGAACACCGTTAAGTCTAATAAAATGCCAATATATATTGAAGAATTCTTAGATAATGGTATTAAGATGTTATTAGATGGTGATGGTTATAAATTTATAAACTATTATTATGATTATATTGATAAGATTTACAACTACCAAATACCACTTATGAAGATTGCTTCTAAGGGTAAGATTAAAAAAAGTGTTGAGGCTTATAAAAAGCACGTTAAAGGTAAGAATAAAGCTGGTAATAACAACCCAAGACAAGCGCATATGGAATTAGTCGTTAAAAACAATGTAAATGTTTCGCTAGGTGATGTTATTTATTATGTTAATACTGGGGAATCTAAATCTACTGGTGACCTTAAAACCATTACGGACAAGGAGACTAAAGTTAAGACAATTGAGTTAAATTGTACTATGATTTCTAGAGAACAGATGGAAAAAAACCCAGATATGACTACTGACGATTATAATGTTGCTAGATATATTAACGCATTCAATAAAAGAATCAGACCTCTTTTAGTTTGTTTCTCAAGAGATATTAGAGAACGTCAAGAAGAGGTGTTAAAGGGTGTTAATAAAGGTAAATTCAAAACCTATGATAATATCTTACTAGATGTAATTAAGATTAAAGATAAAGAGACTAACAAAGTTTCTATGGTATTGGAGCCACGAAAGGAATTCACAGAAAAAGAATGTGAGTTAGTTGCTGGACAACCATATAATGAGGTAGACCAAGATTCTTATGAGGACCTTATGACAATGGATGATAAAGAAATTAAATTCTGGACATCTGTGAATAAGTTACCTAACTTTATTGAACAAGAGGAATGGGATAATGTCGTTATTGATTATAACGAAAGGATGCGTATAGCAAGACTTGAAGGTATTCAAGTTGAGAAGGATAGGTTAGATATTATATTCCAAACACTTGAGGTTAAAGACCTATCTGATATTACTAATTATGGTACACTACCTAAGATGATTGATATAATGGTTGAATTATATCAAGATGTAGAAACCTCTGTTTACCACTTGAAATCAAGAAAATGGGGTGAGATACTTTGTTCATTTGATGATATATGGAAATATGAAGATACTGCCAAGGAAAGAGCACAGTATTATAACACAGTTGGTAACGGTGATATGGATGATAGATTCGAACAATGGTTGGATTATAAATCAGAGGATGAGTTCACTAATGGAACCACTGGTAAAACTGAAAATGGTCAGATAGAGATGAAGTTTGATGTATGGCCACCACTAGACCGTAATAAAGGTCAGATACTAGAAAGTGAAAAATATAAAACACAGGAAAGTGGTCAAGATGCAATGAAAGCCATGTTAATATATGGTAAAAATATCAAGGGGTCGCAAGAGGATGATGGGTTCAATTTCTAACAAATAATAAAAAAGGAGAGTAATTAATTACTCTCCTTTTTTATTATTTATTTTACCCACAACCCTAGTGGTCTATGTTTTAGGTGTCTATTTAAATATTCGGCCTCATTTGCCGCTCTCTCAAGTTGCTTTTCTGATGATAGTCTCATCATTCTTTCGTCAAGCCTCTTTAATGTTTCATTTATATCTTCATTACCCTCAGTAACTAATGAATCATAATCCATTGTCAATTGTGCTTCTGGTGGTCCAACAACACCCCCAAATTTACCTCTAGTTCGCCCTAGGGCTCTCTTAGCGTGTCCAATGAATAGTTTCCTCACTAGAACCTTAGTAGGTTCATTAAACTTACTGTAATCAAGTCTAGCTAAAGGTACATCGTTTGGTAGTTTTATAATATCTGGATTATCTGCCCTACATTCATCAACGTTTCCGTTTGTATCATAATAATGATACCACACTTGACAACCAGCAAGATTTATAGAACCACCAGCAGCACCACCACCTAAAGCGTTTCCGAATGACATTCTAGAGCCTGGGGTGCTTAATAAATGTAAAAGTTTAGTCCCATTAGGGCCAGCGGTTAATTTGTAAACCAACTCACTCCTAAGTAATCTATTTTTAAGGTTAAAATCTTGTGCGGCTAATAACACATCAAAGGCTGGTGCGATATAATGTCCGCCAGTACCACCAGCACTCATACCACCACCAGCACCGCCAGCACCCATCTGACCAAACCCACCACCAAATCCAATATCAATACCACCCATACTAGAGAATAAGGCCATATCGGTAACCGATGGTGTTATCCATAGTACCTCATTAACCTCTCTATCAGCTGGGATTGTATAAACTTGTTGACCAGCAACAACGTCAATAAAATCTTTCTTTAATTCCCAAGGTCCTCTTGCTTGAAGACCCACTTGTTTTGAATACGCATAAGTATATTGTGTCATGAAATCAAAATTCCTAACACTTAATGCAAACGCCATATCTGTTTTATCTATATCTTGACCCAATAACGATTGCCATTGGTGTTCTATAAGCCATTCTTGAACATATTGAGCATAATCCTCAACTGCCATTTCTAAGAAAGTACATAATTGGTCGTCATCTACTTCTACTTGTCTGTGTGGTGCACCAAGTGAATGTCTAAATTGTCTATACAATTTTTCCCTATCATCATTATCTATCGCCATACTATTATCGTTTATTATAAATATCTATAAATTACATAAACTTTTTAAAATTCGGTGAATATTTTCTTTGTCGTCATTACCGATTGAGTTAATCTTTTTCTTTTTATCTAATATTTATAACTGATGGAAACAAAGAAATTAATAAAAGAGAGATTAAACGAAGGGTTTAATCCACATAAAAGATTGGCTATGGTTAAATCTATAATGCAAAGATGTAGTAACCACTTATTTGATGCTTATAGAGAGCTTGATATTGCAATACAATATTGTGATGACCCAGTACTTAGACAAAAATTAGAAGCTGTTAGGTCTCTTCTAGGTAATGATATAGATACCGCTGGTTATATGGAATCTGAGACACCTAGTGTTATAACTAACATACAATCATTATCTAACGAACTTAAACCATAAACCGCTTAGTAAGTTCAAAGCATTCTTCAATACTAGTAAACGAAATATCTGGGGCCAATAATTGGGTACCAACTTTTACAATTGGTACACTATCAACTTTAGTTATTTTAAATACCATGTCACTTTCTTCCTTATTTTCTGGTAGGTTTATATCTACATCCGTAAACACAATTTCTTCGTTATTTAACAACCCCTTTAGTTCTTCACAATAAGGACAATTATTCATACTATATACTTTTATCATAATTCATCTATTAATTTACTCATTAGTAATTCGAGGACTTCATCATCCGTTTCGTTAGTTTCCTTACCACCACTAATTATTTGTGCAATAACCTCTTTCTTACGTTGTAATAACTCCCACATTCTTATGGATATTGTATCATTAAATAGTTGATAGTAAACGTTTACGTGATTTGTTTGACCAATACGATACGCACGGTCCTCAGCTTGTTCGTTGTTACCTGGTACCCAATCAAATGAATTAAAAATAACAATCGTTCCCTCAGTAAGTGTAATACCCACACCCGCTGACTTTATATTACCAATAAATACTTGTTTCTTAGGATTTGATTGGAATAAATCGACTGAGTTCTGTTTCTGACTATCGCTCATCTCACCATAATGTATAACACTCTTAGAACCAAAGTGTTCATGTAACCCCATAAGTTCATCAGTAAAGTTAGTAAAAACAATTACCTTTTGGTCTTGTTCTATGACATTCTCAACCATTTCAATTGTTTTCTTAATTGTAATCTTAGCGATATATTGTCTAAGTAGAATCAATTCAACTAGGTCTCTATCTACATCACCCTTCTTCTTTTTTCTTTTACGCTCTAATAAGTATTCATCCCATAACCCCTCATATTCCTTCCGCTGTACCTTTGTCATATCATGGTAAATAGGTGTAACAATTTTATCTGGCATATCACTAATGTCAGTCTTCATCCTTCTAAGAAGTAGGTTTTTAGTCTTTTTAGCTAGTTCATCTAAATTTGACGCACCATTAGTTATCCATATCTGCTTTGTTTTACCATTCTTAAGCTTTTTATGGAAGCTTCTAGCCTCACAGTACCTCTTTACATAGAACATCCAGTTCTTGACCATAGGGGCACCTATTAGGGCTAATAAGTTGTAGAAATCTTTAGGTCTATTCGCAACTGGGGTTCCAGTAAGTAACCAAACCTTAGGAATATTGTGTTTAACACATAAATCTTTCATAATACTCCCACGAATACTATCCTTATCCTTTAAGTAGTGGGCTTCATCTATAATAACTAAGTCAAAATCACTTTGAACTAAGTGTTGATTTTCCCAACATATGTCCTCTTCTTTTATCTTCACATCTGGAATCTCATGGAAGTTTTTAAGTATATCATAGTTAATAATTGTAAATCTTGATGGTTCCCATTTCTTACCGTCAATAATTGATGTATCGTGACATTGGAAATATTGAATCTCCCTTTCCCAGTTAATCTTAACCGATGATGGACAAACAATCAACACCCTTTCAGCATCACACTCCAACGCAGCTATAATTGCTTGATATGTATTATGTGTGACAATACCATGTTCCGTTACATATAAATGGTCCTCGGCAGCAACTTGAATACAAACTGCCTCACCTTGTTTCTCTAATTGGATATCTTTAATATACCTACCAACCTTATATTTCTTAGGTACATTGTAAATATCCGATTTTCGTTTAAGTCTAAATGGGTTAATATCATTAGAAAATTTAATATTTAAATGATATGCTCGTTTACACAC